CACCAAGTCTGACTGCATAAGTAGTGTGTGTCATTCTTAGTCCACGAGTCATCTGTTCCGATTAAGAGTGCCTGCCTAATGAAAGGTCGGACAATCTCTTTAAGCCAATCGGCATGGCTTTCGTTACGGTGAACAGACACTATTTGTGCCGATCCACCACGAACTAAAACCCCATACTTGAATGTTGCTGGGTATTCCAACCATCCATTAGCGACTGCTGCTGCAGCGTACATGGTTGGTTGAACTGCTTGCGACTGCTTGTCACGTTGGTTGTATTTACGTGCTGCAGTTTTCCAGTCCCACACACCTGTGGTGGTGAGACAGTCCATTGTTCCTTTGCCGTACACAGTGATCTGCTCGTCACCAAGCATGAACCTGTCTAGTTCAAAAGAGAATTCTTTTTCAACGCCGACTACTTCACCAACGTGGGGAAGAATGTTCTTGTCGAATTCTGTTACAAGTTCGTGGACGAAATCGTAGAGTTGTTCGTTCGTGTACTTGACACGATTGAAAGGTTCATCAAGAAGTCTGTTTAACTCTGCGAGTCCAACCTTGATGCCTTCACCTTTGCCTTCAAGGATGCTGGCGATGCCAGCATGGACTGCTGTGCCGAGGATGGTTGCATCGTTCGGCATGTTCCATTCTTCTCTGATCATTCCTTGACGACCACGTTCGTTGCACATGAGTGCGTCACCAATCCATGATTGGCGGACGTACACATCTGTACCGTGTTCACGCTTTTCAATTCTCATTGCTGTTCTCCTTTATATTTTTGTACGAATAGGTTTGCTTGGTACGGAGACATCTCTACTCCGAATTTGCATTTTGCAAATACACGAATCGCAACACTGGGGAAACCCAATTGTACACGACCAACTATCTCATTGTGTTGTTCGTCGGTGAACTCGAATGGTGTCATCTTGCGACGTTGATTACGATCCGATTCTGTGAGTCGTGCTGTCTTCTGAATGATTACGAACTCATCGTGAAACATGAGTTGTGCTGTTAGGAACTTGAGAATCTTTGCGTCCGTCCAAGGGACGCAGAGATCTAAAAATTCTGCAATGTGTTCTCCTTGCCATCCGTTGACTGGGTCAACGAGAATCGGCGTTGGGGTCTTGACGACGACATCGCAGAGACAGTCAATGTCGTGTGCGACGACACCGCAGGTGTACGTGGGTAATTGTCTTGGCATTTTTTCTCCTTGTTTGTTTTGTTTACTGTATCAACCGAAGCCTCAGGGCTTCGGTTGATCTAGTACTAGTGGCTCGCTCTGCTCGCAGTATAACGACGACAGGACGAGGTGCGGTAGAAACAAGTGTAGCCACACACCAAAAGTGTGTGGCTACATCTCACTTCTTATTTGTTTCTGTCATTGCTGGGTGACCTGTGTGTTTGCTGCATGTCGGCGCAGCCTTCAAAGGTAGATGTGTTGTTATCTTGCCTCCGCATTTGAGACACACCCAGCGTTTCAGATTGTCTGAATTAGAACGGCTCATTCCCGAACTCCTTGAAGTGAATGAATCGCTGTTCAAGGTTCAGTGACCAAGTCGCATCGTCGGCTAAGCCGACGATGCGGTTGATCTCTGGAATGTCTTCAACAACTTCAGCCTCGTCGTCTTCAAACGTACTGTCGTAGCGAAGAATGTCGCCAGTCCATGAAGAACCAAAGTCAATTGATTTCTCCATAAGAACTCCGTCTTCGTCAATCGTTATGTGAACGATTGGCGCATAAGTAACTGTGTACCATTTCTTATTCGTTTCCATTATTCAACCTCCGTGATGATGTCGAGTACTTGTTGCTGGATTGCTACAAGAAGTTGCATGTCAACCTGCGATGCTTTCAACAGGTTCTTGTTGTCAATGTGCTTGAACATTTTGTTTGACAAGTTGTCAATCGCAATGCCGAGCGTTTTATGAAGAGCCATTACCTCTTCTAGGGATAGGTTTAATGTTAATTCGTGCATGTTGTTTCTTTCTATTAGTTGGTGGATTGGTTTGGTGGGTGGCGCAAGCGCCACCCACCGATACTACATCAGGCGAAGACTGTGACAGCCTTACCTGTAAGTGGGAAGTCGTCACGAAGCAGACGACGAATTGAAGCAACGTCACGACTGTTGTTGCGGATCACCGAACGATGTTGTTCGTAACCCTGCACAGCCATGACAGCATCAAACGCAGTCTCGCCACGAGTCTTCTCATTCCATTCAGCAACGATTGCATCCCACGCAGTGTCATACATGGACTGACTACGACCACTGTCCGTAGGACGTGCGCCGATAACAGCAGGGATGACTTGCTGAGTGAGTGTGCGCTTGTTCGCTTCAATATCTAGAAGCCGACTGATCTCAAGATCGAATTGATCAAAGGATGTCATCATCTCTTCAAGAGACTTGATAGCGGACACAGCAATGTCGTTGGCATTACGAGTGTGACGAATCATGAAGCCCGTCTGAGCATTCCAAGGAGTGAAAGTGTTCTGACACACCCACAGATTGTTCATGTACTTCACAGCCAATGGATACGAACCATCGTGTGACGTGTACACACCCATGTACCGACTCATTGTGTCGTCGCTGTTGCCATCCTTGCGGACGACCTTGACCATGTCACGGAACTCGATCACAAGGAACACAACCTTGCCACCCCACAGTTCTACAGCAGAGACAGGGAACGCATCTCCACGTGCTTTCATGATCACGTCCGTGTACTGACCGAGCAACTCGTTCTGTACCTCGCCGTACTTCTCTGAATGCATGCCGAGGATGCGCTGCTTGTCAGTGCGGATGATTGCAGCGTATTGATCTGCGTCTTCCTGAAGGAGTCCTAACTCCTGAAGGGTGCGCTTTTCGACAGTCCAGTCAAGCCCTGCAGTGACGAGTAGGTCACGTCCTGTGCGGACATCGTCAGTGATTGGTGTCTTGATACCGACGACTTCACCTTTGTTGTTGCGTGACTCTCCGAGTCCATGCCAAGGCACTTCACGGAACGCTCCGCTTGTGACTCCACCGATAACACCGTTCTTGTCCTTACCCATGATAATTTCTCCTTTGTTTGTTGTTGGTTGATTTGACTTACTTTAAAACTATATACGTTAGAACTGAACATGCGGTGTTATATCACCTCCCTATCTCTGTTGTACTCACGAACTTTTTGCAGCGCCTCATGAGCGCCTACTTGACGACCCACTTCATACGCAAACAAGCATGCGCCGACAAAGAAGAGTGAGATGAGAAACCAAAGAATGTAAACGATAGTCATCACTTCACCGCCTTGAATGCGTCAGCGACAGGGAACAACTCACGTTGATTCATGATGTTCTTCAACCATGCAGTACGAGTCTTGGTTATGACGTTGGTACGCATACCAATGCATTCGTATACAAGATCACGATCAATAACTGAGTCACCATCACGATGCTCCCAAGCAACGTCCCACACTGTGTACTCATCAAGGAAGCCCTGAGACTTACCGAGGATGTCTTTCAATTCATCCACAGTCTCAAAGTAGTACGACACATGGTCGTCTTCCTTCTCTAACTCAGGTAAGCGTCCCTCAAACACATCGTCAACAGGAAAGTGGAATCCGAAACCACACTTGAATGTGCGACGCTCAGAACCAAGCATGCCTTCAAGATAAATGAACTCACGCTCAACACCATCGAGTGTGACAACCTCAGTCACAGGCTTGTCACCCCAGTAGCGCATGATTGGACTGAAGTTAGTTTCGTAGAAACGAATGCGTTGCCACATCTCTTCTGCTTCTTTCTCGTTGCGCATTGAACCAACAGCGACAGCCATTGTGATGAACACCATCGCTTTGTACTGTGGCTTGAGATCAGTGTATTCACCATCACCTCCCCACTGATTCTTGTATGTCTGATTGAGATCATCCGTAGGGATGTTGGTCTTGCTGAAGTCATAATCTAATGACATTGTTTTCTCCTTTGTTGTTTGTTGTTGTTTAGGCTAAGTAAATAAGTGTTGTGAATGTTGATGTGTCTGTGACTACGCTACAAATACCGTCTTCGTCGCACTCAACCTTGAGTGCGTAAGCACATGCCTTGTACGCATCCACCTCTTCGTCGTAGCAGATGTTGATGTCAAACCCCATGTATGAGTCCCACCAATCATCACCCAACTCTTCGTAAGGGACAGTGTCAAATTTGTGTCTAGCAAATTCGACTAAGAACGAACGTTGCTTTTTATTAAGTTCCAATTCCATCAGATGCTCCTCCAGTTTTGATCTTCCCAAATACGGGTTTTAACTACACGAATGGTTTGTTCAATGCCAAAGATTTCCCAACGTAAAGTTTTAGGAATATCGTTGTTGCCATCCACACGAGAGATGGCAATGATCTGATTCCATAGATCACCTTCACGCTCCCAAGGGTTGAGCGCCTCAAGACGCTTCAACTCTTTGTGCCTCTCTTGCAGTTTTGCTAATACTTCTTTTGGATCTAACATGTTTTCTCCTTTGTGTTGTGTTGTGTTATGTGAGTGTAAGGTGAGCGCACATGAGTGCGCCCACCGAACACGATTTAATACACCCTGTATTAAATCAGCCAGCAGTCTCGACTTCTACATCAGGATCATCAACGTTGATATCAATATCGCCAACCTCATCAGACTCATCAGTGTCAATGTAGTCAAGGTCACCATTATCTGCTGCATCTCTGATGCGTGCAGAGAAGAGATCGTACAACTCATCTTCTTCGTACGACTTCGGAACTTTGCACGTGACAGTGACACGCTGAGTGGTCACGACATCAAACTTGAGTGTACGTACTTCGTAGAACGGACGCTCAAGCATGTTGCTCTCAAACAACTCTTCAAGAATATTCCAAAGATCCGATTCTTCAGACAAGTAGTCACGATCAAACAATTTCTCAATGAACAACTGAAAAGTGTCAACCATTTCTGACTGCTTGCGATATGCCTCAGACAAACGCTCACGCTGAAATGCATTCGCCTTAGCGAACTCAACATTAGATGCAAGACGCTCGTTGTACTCATCAGTTTTGTTCATGATGTCAGTCAAACCAATTGGTTGAGTCTGCACTTCACTGAACTGCTCGTCGTAACGTGCCGACTTATAGCCATTGACGATGTAAGCAGCAAGTTGATAATCATGAATGCGTGCATCATGAATGACCTCAATAAGTGTCGTTGTCTTTTCCATTTTGTTTTCTCCTTCTGTTGTTGTTGGTTGTGAATTAGGAACTGCTACCTCATTGTTGAATGAATTCATTTCACTTTCCTTTCTTGTTTGTGGTTGGGTATACATTCTGCACTAGCAGATTCTTACGAGAGAGCGCATAGCCCTTCGCATATAGGTCTACGAAGACCGAACGAGGATCGTTGAAACGATCATCAGTAAGGTCGCCATCAATCACACGATAGGCATCAACACCTAACGTGAGTTCTTTCATAACAGGTTCACCTTTCTTACGATTGGTAACGACAGCAACACTGCCACCTGCACACAAGAACGCATCCATCAGATCAAGATGCTTACTCGTCTTCTCATTGAACGAATAGATCAGACGATAATTCTTTTGCACTTGATGCCCATTCTCAACGAACCGTTGCATCATCATTGGATCTTTCGTGTAGTCATAAGCCTGCACAGTCAGATCACCAAACAATTTCTGTGACACTGCCCACCAAGGCAAATCACTATTGACATTCAAGCGCATCGACATGAGTCCGAACTTTTCTGTCGCTTGCATGATCTCATAACGCAACACAAGCATGAACGAAACAGGCATGCTCGCAAAGCAGTACGTACGCCAGTCACGTGCTGCTTGCACTTTATTGAACGAACCCTTGCCATGCTTAAGAACACACACCTTGATGCATGAACCAGCATTCTCACAAGTGTCGTACGTGACACCCTCAACGACAGTGCTACGAGCACTATTCATTGTGAGTGTGATCGTAGGCAAAGCATTCTTGGCGATCTTGAGATTGCCTTTGTCAGTTGACGTGAGTTTGCTAGGCGTGTTCTGCAGACCGAACATTGGTTTGAACTTTGCGAACTCTGCATACACATCTTTCGCATACTCCTTCCACTCTTGATCAGTCCACCGTTTAGAGTGACCCATATACAAATGGAATTCGTCAGCACGCTGTAAAAGCGTGTCGCTTAAGTTGATAATTTTCATTTCGTTTCCTTTCAATTGTTGTTTTTAATATAGGTGTATTAATTAAGCAAGAAGAAAAACTTCCTGCCCATTCTCTTCAGTGATCGTGAACTGTGCGCCGACAGTGAAACTGTTAAGGCGTACAACAATATCGCATGCAATATCCCATGCAGTCTGCATATGCCACGCAAACTCATCAGATGCCTTATCCAATTTGTTAGCAATGGCACGATACGCCGACGGACGCACATCAATGTCGATGCCGAAATAATCTGCGCATTCTTCAATGAACAGATCAAGATCGTCAACGCTGACCTTATTAGGGACAGCGTTCTTACCGTTAACGAATACATTCATTTTCATTCTCCTTCTGTGATGTTGTTAAGTGTGATGATTGGACGTTGACGTGACATGACAGGCAAACCAGCCTTGGCACGCATTGCATTCAGACGAGCAATGCGCTCTTCTGATTCTGCTTGTGATTTTGCACGTGCATCATTCAACTTGTCACGAACACTTTGAAGAATTAACGAAACTTCCTCAAGTTCACGTTGACGTTGCTGAATAAATTCAACAAATTCATGGTTATTCATTTCATTTCCTTTCGTTTGTGCTGACTCATCAGACCCGCAGAGCACACCTGCGGATTTCGCCTCACGGCGATTCGTCAATCAATCTTAATTGAACCACAAGGAACATTGCCACGCTCAAAGTATTCACTGTCGTGACAAGCAACAATGTCATCACGAGAAACATCAACCCTGATGTTGCTCCAATAAATCCAAGGATTAACCTTGCCATCATCACCAATCTCAAATGCCCACAAAGTGCGAACACCTTTTCTATTGACCAAATGCCAATCAACACGCTTCATTATAATTTCCTTTCGGTTGCGCCTGTCTCATCAGTAGCAGTAGGCGATCTCTGCTAGTCGCCTCACGGCGATTCGACAATGAATTTAATACAGGTTGTATTAATTTCACTTAACAGCGTTCTTGATCTTCTTCTGCATCTCTGCAGGAAGAGCCTTGAACTCTGCGGTCATGAACAATGCATTCACGTTGCTCTTCTTAGGTGCAGGCTTAACAGTGCGAGTACCAACCTTGGCGTAAGTGTCCTTGATGTTCTTGACACTTGAAAAGTCAGTGACCTTGTGACCTAACAAGATTGCTTTTACACATGCATTGACCTGCTGTTGAATGGTTGCTTGTGAGAAGAATTGACCCTTGTTCTTGTTGCGATTCGCATACGAAATTGCATGAGCAACACGTGCATAATCCATCACGTTAGGCGTGCCGTTCTTCTTGTGGAATTTCTTGATGCATTCCTGCGCCGCATTCCACCATCCTTGTAGTTCGGTCAACGCTCCCGCATTGATCTTGTTTTCATGGGCTGCGAAATCGCAGGCGGTTGATTGTGTTTTCAATGTACTGTCTCCTTGTTGATTTTAATACAGGGTGTATTAATTTGATTTGATATGATCCCACCACACATGCAGGCTGATGACTGCAGGCGGTGGCGCACCATGCATGATTGCTTGGTACACCTATGTTTTCACGGGAATTCCGCAATAGTGCTGTTTCTATTGGTCGGCTCTATTGTGCCTGTTTCGGGTCATATGGAGAGGGGCGCATGGTGGGGTGTACGGGTAGCGATCTATAGGAGTCCCTTGGGGCGTAGCCAAATCGTGATGGTTGTATATGTTGGGGTGACTGCGGTCACAAAGGGCTATTTGTGATACTTTGTGTTACTGTCGTCGCAGATGGGAATATGTTTTTAATGTATTTTGCGTGCTGGGGAATGCTCACAGAAGTAGGTGACGCAGTTCTTGAGAACTGCTGTCCCTGCGCTGTAGTTCCCTGTGGCTAGTTCGTATGTGCAGGCGACCCAGTAGTACTGTTCGTTCTCTGCTACGAGGTAGCCCACTGCTGAGAGCACGCAGGGTTCGTGTTTAACATCGGGTTCGTGCCAGTCGTCGCCCATGCTGTAGTGGTCTTCCCAAAAGATTTCTACTAGGGGAGGTATTTTGGGTGTTTTCTTTTTCACCATTTAACCTTGTCTGCCCAGTACGCTGCGGACATTGGTCCTTTAGCAATGTTGGAAGCATGGCGTGCCTTAAAGGAGGCACGTTTCTTGGTCATGCGATCAGATTCTCCTGCCTTGGGTTTCCCTGCTGTCGATGCACCTTGTTCTCCAAAGCGGATAGTTTTAATTTGACCACCTGATTTAGCCACGACAATATGTGACTTCTTAGGATGGTCAGGGGTGCGCTTGGGTTTGTTGTAACCTGCTACACCTGCTCGTGCTAAACGGGGGTCTTTGCTAGATGCCATTACGACTTACCTGTTTTACGTTCCATCTTCTTCTTAGAAGGGGATTCTTTAGCCTCGTGACGCTTCTTCGCTGCAGGCGAAGCGTATTCCATTTTTTCGCCCGTCTTGGCTGCAGCCTTTTTGGCTGCTGCCTTGCCCTTGGCGGTATAAGCAAAATGTTTGTTTCCTACCTTTGGCATATCTGCTCCTGTCGTCGCAACTAGGACTAGTTATAGATCAACGAGTGCGTCCCTGCGGTAGCACTCGTTGATAACTGTAAGCCCCTAACCTAAGCGTTACCCGTTACATAGTGAACAAGTGAACAGGTAACGAAGTTGCCTGTATTTTGATGAGTATTGAAGAAAACGTGCTGGACGCTCGCCAAGAGTCTTATATCGGCTGGCTGTGTACGCCACCATCCGAACGTGTCCCTGCGTCCAAAGAAAAGTACGCCGAATCCATCGGTGTGAATATTTCTACGCTACGACGTTGGGAGAAGAAGGACATCTTTCGGAAGATGTGGCAGTCCAAGGTTGATGACGTTCAGGGTTCTCCTGAACGTTCTCAGAGGCTTCTAGACACGCTTTATGAGCGTGCTCTAGGCGGCGACATCAAGGCTGCGCAGTTGTATCTGCAAGCCACTAATCGGATGTCTCCTCCTACGTTGACTGTGAAGTCTGAGAAGGCTACTGCTGAGTTGTCTGACAAGGAGTTGGACGAGTTGATTGCTGCTGTGGCTACTCATGAGCAGGAATCTCGTAAATTGCGTGTTGTATGACAGAGTTGATTGAGTGTCCTATTTGTGGTGAGGAGTACCCTCCTGCTGCTTGTAGGTGGAAGTGTCCATCATGTGGTCAATATGAAGATCCTGAGCCACCTAAGATGAGGAAAAATGGAACTGAGTGAACTTCTCAATGAGAAGGAATGGCGTAAGTGTAAAGGACCAGACGATGCTTCAATTGATCAGTTAGTTGAGGCGTTTGAATACTTCTGTAATAACTATTGGCACATTAAACATCCTGAGCGTGGGCGTATTGTTTTTGACATGCGTGAAGCGCAGGTCGAAACTATTCGTGCTTGGCTTTCTAATCGTTACAGTGTGGTTCTTAAGGCTCGTCAGATTGGTTTCTCTACGTTGGCTGCAGCGTATGCGTTTTGGTTGACGTTCTTTTGGTCTGACAGGTTTGTGGTCATGTTGTCTCGTACTGAACGTGAGGCTGCAAAGTTGTTGCAGAAGTCTAAATATGGGTTTAAGTTCATTCCCTTGTGGATGAAAGAACGTGGTCCGAGCATCACGTCTGATAACCAGTTGAAGATGACGTTTTCTAATGAGTCTGCGATTGAATCATTACCTTCGGGTAATGATCCTGCTCGTGGTGAATCTGTGTATCTTGTTATTGTTGACGAGATGGCGTTCTTGCCTAACTCTGAAGAGGCGTGGGCTTCTATTGAGCCAATTGCTGACGTTGGTGGTCGTGTTATCTGTCTATCTACGGCTAATGGGTCGGGTAACTTCTTTCATCAGATGTGGGTTGGGTCGCAAACTAAAGCAAACCTGTTTAAAGGTATCTTTTGGCCTTGGTCTGCTGGTGACCGTGACGACAACTGGTACGAATCTAAAAGCAAAACGATGCCTTCATGGCAGTTGCATCAGGAATATCCCCGTACACCTGAAGAAGCGTTCATCAAGTCAGGTAACCCAGTTTTCGATATTGATCGCCTAATGGAGTATGAGGTTGAAGAACCTCATCGTGGCTATTTGCATATTGTGTCACGTAAAAACCCTGAGTACCGTGAAACTCCTGATGGGGAGTTTGCTGTTTGGGAGTTCCCTAGCCCTGAAGGTACTTATGTGATTGGTGCTGACATCGCTGAAGGTCTTGGTCATGGCGACTATTCGTCGGCACATATTATTGAGGCTCGCTCTCGTACTGTCGTTGCCCATTGGCATGGTCATATTGAACCTGACTTGTTTGGTGATGCTTTAGCAGAAATGGCATGGTGGTATAACGGTGCTCTTCTTGGTGTGGAAAATAACAATCATGGTTTAACCACGATTAAAGCCTTGCAACGGTATGGGTACAAGAATTTGTATCGTCAACGGCGTTTGCAGCAACGTAATCCTGAGGCTACGGAGATTATGGGTTGGCGTACTACAACTGCGTCAAAGCCTTTGGCTATTGACGAGTTGGCTGGATCTATCCGTGACGAGGATTTGCTTATCCTTGACGAGAATACGATTGCGGAATTGAAGACTTATGTGCGTGACCCTAATGGGAAGATGCATGGTTCTCCTCACGACGACAGAGTGATGTCTTTGGCTATTGCTCATCAGATGTTGAAGTTTGTGTGGCTTCCTGAGTATCGGGCTGAAGTGCCTGCTCCTAAGTACAGTTTGCATTGGTTTGAAC